CGGCCATATTATGACCGGGTATAAACCAAATATCGTTCAGATTTTTGATTATGTTAAGGATAGGTCGGGGAATTATAGTATCAAAAACGAGACGCGCCAAGTACATACTACGAATTGCGAACCAGATAAAACTTGTGAAACCCCCGGCAGTTGTAAATTCGCCCAATTAAAATTATAGTTAAAATTATGCTATATAAGGTTATTAACAATTAACAAATGATAGATTTATTAAAGGGTAAGCCTACCAGCGTAATGTCGGTAAAGACCGAAGCGACCTACGATGAAATCATGTATGCAATACACCACAACCAGATACCAGACAAAACCCTACGTGCGGTGGTTAACATGTGTCGTTCTCACCCCGCAAAGTGTCTTTTCGTCGTCTATCGCGCCTTTAGCGACAAGGTACTGTTTATATTTGGCAGCAAGCCGATATGTATGGAAATGGAGGGGTCAAAGTTACAAACGATAATGAACAGGCATTGTCTAGAATCACGTATATATGTATTTTCATATGTAAAATAAATGGCGTGGGTCATGTACTATCCAGTTGCTGCTGCTGGTACCTACTTTATTGGAAGGAATATGCTTTTCCGTGGTACCTCATACGCAATTGATTACATTCTCAATTCAGAGGCAAATCCTGACATCAAAGAAACCCACACTGTTGAAACTATAAAGGCTATGTTAAAGGCATACAAAGATCTCAAACCATACCATCCAGCGTATGAGAGCAAGCGCGCTGTCCAAGAAGCTCTGGAGGATTTGCAAGACTGTGTAGACCGAACGAGACTAAAGCTTGCCGTACACGAAGCCGGTTGGTTGACCCGTTTTCGGACATTTGACGCACGTTCTGATAACCATGATATTGAGAAGAAGGCAAGTGAATTAATGACTCGTCTGGACATTTTCACGAAATTGATACGTTTACCTTCAACGAAAGACTATGAGGAGGATGAGAATGATGATGACTATGAGGGCGATACAGAAGAGACCGACACAGTTGCTAATCATAAGGATATCGTGCCAATCACACCATCCAGTCTCGCTTTGGGGTACGACTTGCTTATCCGGTGACTTTCCTTGTTTTGGGATAAATTGAATTCGTTCTTGCCTACTAGATGGTTGCATTTGTAAATATTAAACAAAGATTTATAGTATATTTTAATCAAATTTAACGAGTTTGCACATAATACATTCCTTGTATGATGGCATCGGCCATGTCGTCTTGTTTCTTGGACGATTTGTATTTTTCAGTTTGCGAATGGTCTAAAAACCGCACAACAAAATTCTTGGATGCCTTTTTGTTTTCTTTGTAAACACCGGTGCTGATTTTGAAGTATTTGCGTACTGACAGTGGCGCAATCATTTGCGATCTATCCCAAAAGAAACAACGAAGTGCACACGCTATCATCTTCATACGTGCTTGCATTAGTCTTTCAATAAGTATAACATCGGCATCTTTGAATATGTCGGTATTGTCTACCAATACTCTGGCAATGTAAGGGTAGTCAGTACGTTTCTTTTTGGGTACTAAATCCCAGATACATATAGAATCAAAATCGATTAGTGTACCGTTATTTATAATTGCATAACCGAAATTACGAAGGCCTACATCTATACTGACCACTCTCATCTTTTATGGAGTATATATTGGATATATATACCGTCAAATGCCAAGAGATCCATCTCCGGAACGAGAAATATTCCAAATTACTGACGACGAGTTCTCTCTTGATGATTTTGAAGACGATTGGGTTCCTTTGACCCAAAAACCTTCAAGAATGGCCATGGTGTGCAAAAAACTATCTTCTATATTCAAAAGAACACCCGTGGCAAGGTATACGGACGGTCTTTAAAATTTCCATCGTTTACCACACTCTGAACAGTAACAAAATACAGTTGCTGATTCATCTGCGCTTCTGGTTTGTTTCTCAATTCTATGTATTTTTCTTCCTTTGCATTTTGGACATGCGATGGTGCCGTCTACCATGATTTCTTCTTCTTGCATCTTGGTGATTGGTTCTAGTTCCGCAATGGCTTCTGTGATACTCATACCGGTGTAGAGGCGTCGTATAACGATCGGATATTTGCGGTCGGAATGTTCCCATGCTTGTTGTTCGAGTATTTTAACTTGCTCTTCTGTAATTTTACCAGAAGAGAGTAATACTTTTCTTCCTTCTCTACGATAATTCATGATACACATATCACCGAGGTCTGTCATTTTAGATATTATATATAAACTATTTATATCATTTTTACGCACTTTGAGACATGGTAATAGAAGTAGCTACAAATGGCCCTATATTTTGGAAATGGCCCTATATTTCGGAAATGGCCCTATATTTCGGAAATGGCCCTATGTGGTCCTGTGTGAGCGCATAACTCGAGAATTCAAAAAACGTGTACAATTAAAATAAATCTATATATTGTATGAAAAAACAATTAAAATGCCAAAGGTAAAGAAACCAAAGAAACCAAAGAAACAGAAGTTAGACTTTAAAACACTTGGGCCTACGGATGCACAGGTTCAAGTCCCTCCGTTCATACTTCAGAATGTGGTCAGCACCTTCAGTCTGGGATGTAAAGGTCTAAACTTACATCGGATAGCACTTGAACACAAGTGTTTAGAATTCAATCCTCAGAACTTCGCAGCGGCAACTATACGCACTACAGAGCCGAGAACCACCGCCTTGGCATTCGCCAGTGGAAATATGGTAGTTACGGGAAGCAAAAGCACACTAGAGTCTCGTTTGGCGGCCAGAAAATACGTGCGGATATTCCAAACCCTTGGTATTCCGGTCATGTTTAAAAACTTTGAAATACAGAATGTTGTAGCATCGGCAAACGTTGGGTTTCCTATCAAACTAAAGGACATTGCGGACAAGTTTGGTTTATATGTTTCGTTTACCCCTGATTTGTTTCCGGGTTTGATATTCCGTAGTATCAATCCCAAACTGGTGTTCTTAATTTTTCGTAGCGGGAAGATTGTAATTACTGGTGCACGCAATGTCAATGATATAAAAATGACATATGCGTCGTTGTATCGTAATATATTGGTCAATTTCCAAGACGAGCAAGGTGCACCCACGTCGTCTTCACAATATCGAAATCAGTTAAGAAGTGAGAGAGATACCAGTGATTTGTAGTTATTACAGCGTTCAATAATATCAGTTGTACTTATCCCACTAGTATATTCTGGTTCTATCAATATACCACCCCATTCCGCCAATATTTCTATGACTTTTCGCCTGACCTGATTCTGTACTCCTTGTTTCCAATCTGAACCATGTACTACATACGAAGGCCTCAATAGCTTCAAATTGTCCGTGTAATCGTGAGTCGTTTGCGGAACGACCATGCTGACGAGTTTCAGTTCTTTAATGACACTGTAGCGTTGTTCCCATGTTATAATCGGAACTCGTTTGTAGGATTCTATAGCTTTGTTGGATAGTAGTCCTACCACAACAGGTCCGTATTTGGCCGCATGTTGGAGGAGACGAATGTGGCCGACATGTATTAGGTCGGCTGACATGGCTACATATACAATGTCCGTCTTCATTTGAATACTACTATTCTTCTTTTATACATGTATATAAAAAGCTCATATGTTATTATTATGGAAGTGTACATTTTTGCGTTGTTGGCTTCCCTAACATCGATGGTAAGTAACATTCCGCAGGCTTGGAAGGTACGTAACCCAAATAGTACAAACGACCTACATAGTTGGTCCATTTGTATAGGACTATTGTCTTGTATACTATGGAGCATTTATGGGTTTATGCTGGACTTGTATATCTTAGGCATCGAGTCGGGCGTTGTCGGGCTACTTTATTTCTACATCCTTGGTGCCATCATACGCGACCGCTACTTTCATGGCATAAACAATGAAAAAGAAGAAAACCAAAACGAAATTAAAAAACAACATATTTAAGTAAAGTATAACCAATTATAAAATGAAATTCACCTGTACCAATATTCGAAAAACCAACACACTTCAAAATGGAGAAACCCTTACTTTTGGGTCCGACACACTGTCTGCGGATCGTACGTACTATTTCCCGGCATCCCTGACACAAGAACATGCGCAATTGTTCATGGTATTGCGAAATGAATACAAGAAGAAAAAGTTATTACATTTTAAATCACAGTCTTGGTTACAAGACATTGACGATGACGAAGACGATGACGAGGCAGTGGCCACTCTAAATTCCAATGTATTGGCCTCTGTTCCGACCCCAATTACATGCGAGCAAGACTTAAAAACTTCCGCGCGTATCCACAAGACCACTTTTATGAGCGACCTTGTATTTCGGGAAGGAGAAATACTGAGTCCCGAAGCAGTATACTATCGCACCACGAGTGAAATTGAAGTCATTTTTTGCGAACGGGTCACTTCATACACTAAGACGTTTGACATGACGTTTGTAATTGGACAAAAAACAGAGACGCACTCCTGTATGAATAGGAAGGCACTAAAGGATATTTGTAAATGGGCGAAACAAAACTCTATAAAACTGTACGAGACTGGTCCAGACCCACTGCCTTGGAAGTGCATGTTTTCATCCCACAAAGAACAATCGTGGGAAGAAATTCACCGTCTCCTGACCCGACAATCTTCCGAAGAGGACGAAGCAAGCGAATGGGAAGAAGGCATGACAGACCCAGAAGACGAAGACGACCATGATTTCGACGAAGATTCCGATGAGTCGGAAGAAGAGTACGAATCCGAAGGAGAACCAGCAAAAAAGCGTAGACGTGTATTTGAAGATTCAGACAATGATGATTAATAATAAGCAATTTTATCTAAACCCCTTGTGTTAAACTCAACTCTATCCCTTCGTAATTTTGTACCTTTTGACGATACAGATCGTAACGCAAAATACAGAGCCGTGTAGCTACAAACATGCCACGCACTATGTACAATCCCATAATCAACCGCATTATGGCCCCCATCGCTCAAGAAAAATATACTTCCAATGGTTCCTATGGTCAAGGCAATAACCAGAAATGTTGTATTTCGTTTATCCGATTTATAACACAGACGGTAGATGATGTATCCAGTTACTAGTAGATTGTTAAACGCGGACAACGATGTGTATACCCACAAGGTGTCCCAAAATGTAGTGTTGATTGCATTAACGGTAAACAGTATCGGAAGTGTCCACTCTGGTACTTTTTCGAAAACAATAACAATTGTAATCAACATGAGTGTCATATTTGCAAAACAAATGTCCAACGGCTCTGTTCGTTCAACGTACCATTCGAAAACCAACGTAACATGGAACAATATACTGAAGATAACACCAATTAGAATAGTCCAAGCAATCCACTGTGTCTCCCATATAATAATAACCAAAGGGATGGCTGTCAGATGTGTAAGAACGATAGCATAGTCTTGTATGGAACGATCGACCTCTACGTCATATGCCAAAATAACAGCGACGATGATAGAATATGCAACTGCTACTGTCAACTTAATAATATCCAATACCTTAAACATTTATTAAAACTATGATATCATTTATACTACTTCTACCCTTTTTAACTGTCGTGACCATTCCTTCGTCCAGTGCGTACAGTCGCGATGGATAATACAAAAATTATTTCTCCTGTTAAGGATGAGGTTTACCACGTGGGATACTTTTGCGACCGTCGTTGGTAGGTTCAACGATTTGCACATGTTGTAGACCGTACCGTGCAACTCTTCACATAGGTCATTTTCTCCTTCCAATACCAAGTGCTTGGATTCGTATTTTGCCAGTATGGGGTCTTTCAAATAAAGATATTCGAAGATGTCTGTGGAATCGACAAATGCTCCTATATCGTCCCATCGATCCCAGTAGTGGTCAATTATATTGTACGTCTGTTCTTCGTCGAATTCTTCTTCCTCGTCTGATTCGCTCGACTCGGTACAAGAACTGTAGTCGTAGATATCACGGTCATACTTTTTACGCGTCATCTTTTAATTGTTTCAAGTTTGGTTTATATACTAGTTTTTCGACAACTAAAAGTCTCATTTTAATCATGTTCTGGTTGTTAAAATGTAAATGAACCACTATCAGACCAGTATCGGACCACTATCGGTCCAGTATCGGACCGGTATCGGACCACATGCGGTGGAAAGTCGGTATACGTACAAATTCAAGGAGTAGAAATAACTATATAAGTAATCGTATCCTTTACAAAATGAGTAACTTTACGCATCCCCGATTCTTTTCTTTGGCCGATCAGGGCATCAATGAACCCGCTCAGCGCACTCCGGAATGGTTTGCAAGGAGAAAAAACAAACTTTCTGGCAGTAAACTGAGTAATTTTTTATTTTGTAGCAGCGACAAAGAACGGTTGGTATGGTACGAAGAAGTGTTCGAAGGCAGGGAGAGGGAACCTTTCACCGAGGTCCAACGAGGTTACATGGATTGGGGAAGTAAGCATGAAGACATAGCAATGCAGGCGTTCTTGAACAAGAAGACGGATATAATTGCATTCGAGGCACCAAATGTCCAGCACAACAAGGTGAAATGGTTGTCCGCCACCCCGGATGGATTCTACCAGACGTTTGATCCAACAAAAGAAGATTTGGTAATCACGGACGAGGGAATACTTGAAATCAAGTGTCCTGCCAAAACAAAAAAATGCAACAAGAAGGTAACCTACTACTATGTACCGCAAATGTACTTGGAAATGGCATGTTCAGATCAAAAGAATGCGATGTTCATCTCATGGGGGCCAAAGATGTTGAGAGCATGGCGTTTGGAATGGGACGATGAGTTCTGGCGTGTTTTGTCTCGAATGATGGACAACTTTCGAAATACGAAGAATGGAAGTACGTATGAAACTTTCAAGAGATGTCAGTTTGAGTTGAGACGAGCATGTCATAAGGTGGTGGATAGCGCAAAGCCGTTGTACGAAGGTAGTGGTTGGTCTTTAATATAACATCATAGTTCTAAATTTACGAGGGTTTTGTCCTCCTTTATTACACTCTTTTCTTAAACCATAGTATTCAATCTTTCTGATGATGCATCTAGTATTTTTCGCCGCGCCACTAACCGTCTGAAAAATATGCAAGTCGCTGGACAAAGCTTTGAATGGATTTTGCAACAGTACACCCGCGGAATTCAACGAAATGAAAAAGTAAATGACGAATCCTGTAATCCAAACATTGTTCCACGAACGTTCCGAGAACCCGAACGGTAAGAACACCATGTAAATAAGCATTGCGGTGTACAGTACATACGAAAATAGAAGCGGTTCTTTATACGAAATTAACGAATCCGTTGTCCCATATGAGGAATAGACATCGTTCCATTTTTTCATGATGATCTCCATCACATGGCCTTTATCTTTTTTCACAGGCAGATTTCGCAGTCGTGTCACCAGTAAAAACATCATAGCTTCAACCGGAGCGGCATCCGCGTCCATGCATTCACCTTCCAACCCTACAGGTCTATCGATTTTCTCAAGAGCCTGAGCGACGTATTTGTTTTTTATCTCATCGTAGTCGAAGTCACCACGGAATACGTGCTTGAGAATGTCTGGAGCGGCTTCGAGAATGTCAAAAACTTCTTTCTTGTACGTTTTCCATGCTTCCGAGTCACCTTCATCACACATGTCCATCTCGCCTTGTTTTCTTTCATCGCCGTAGGATGCGACCTCCCAAGCTAAGGCAATTACGTCTCCACAGAAAGCGTCGTATAATTCTATACCTTTCTTGTTTTTCTCGATGCACGTAGACAGATATAATGGTAATAGAAATCCAAGTGTTCCAGTGAGTACATTCGTTAGTATACTCTGATCGTCAGAATTAACTGCTATGCTTAAATCAGCGGCTACAACTATACTCGCCCAAGTGACGGATGTAATTATAATAAGTGGATCAACCCAATTATGCATTGGATCAGAGAATGGGACTACGAAATACAAAATATCATTTAGACTCATTTAATATGTCCTTGCATCATATTATAGAGATTATTTTTTGTTTCGGTATATAAATAAATTGATTTACAATAAATGTCAGACGACGAAGAAACTGGTCTTTTAAATATGAAACGTAGTAAATATTTCAACAAGCACAAAGCTGACGAGATAGAAGGCTTTATCCGATCCTCTTATTACATCTGTCTTATCCTGTTCTTCATGTTAGGGTGCTCTATAGCTGCTACCGTGCTGGGTGGCGTATACAAATCGGCCCCACTGACCGAGTCTATTCTGATTACTGTAGCTGGCCCGATGTACCTCGTGCTCTTTTTGGTACTACTATGTTGTGGCCGACAACCAGTTCTACGCATCGCATTGGTTATTGTGGTGACGGTTTTCGTGTCCTTTATGTCCGGATTTATTTGTGGAGCGAATTTAAAGATAGTTGCGAAAACCCTAAAAGATAATTAAAATTCCCATATATAAGCAATTAATATTCATAATAAACACATGTTTGTCGTAAAACGTAAAGGAGATCAACAAACTTTTGATCTGGAAAAGATCCGGGCCTTTGTGACCCGAGCAATACAGAAAAACCCTATATTGAACACTATAAACGTGGATATACTGTTAAAAAATGCGGAAACTGGTTTGGCACAGGATATGAAAACTTCTGGTATTGTTTCTTATCTCGCAGAGACGACGGCATCGTTGGCGACGCATTCATACGAATATGGTGAACTGGCGGGGCGTATCGAAACATTTGATTTGCATGACAATACGGAATCTTCTTTTACAAGCGCCATGCGAAAATTAGTAGTGGATGACATTTTGGCAACATCCTTTATTGAAAAGATTGAATCGTACAACTATGATGCACACATCAAACACGACAATGATTTCAAGTACGATATCATCGGGTTACGCACTTTAAAGCGGTCGTATTTGTTAAAAGACAAAGACGGTATCGTGGAGCGTCCGCAATATATGTTGATGCGCGTATCGGTGTTTCTTTCGGATACCCCAAAAGAAGCGGTAGAAATGTACAAGATTCTGTCCGAAGGTCTGTACACGCACGCCTCACCGACACTGTTCAATTGCGGACTAAAACAACACCAACTTGCATCCTGTTTTTTAATGTCAATGAAAGACGATAGCATTGGAGCAATCTATGAAACACTGAAAGATGTAGCATTGATCAGCAAGTCCGCGGGTGGCATAGGCATCGATGTCAGTAATATTCGTGCAAAAGGAACGCGCATAAAAGGAACCAATGGTACCAGCAACGGTCTTGTACCAATGTTGAGGGTATTCAACAACACGGCGAGGTACGTTGACCAAGGCGGAAACAAACGCAAAGGTTCCTTTGCAATATACATTGAACCGTGGCACAAAGACGTTCGTGAAGTATTGAAATTGAAATTAAATCACGGAGTGGAAGAGGACCGGGCGAGGGATTTATTCTATGCCCTGTGGATACCAGACTTGTTTATGCGACGTATTGAATCCGATAGCGATTGGACACTTTTCTGTCCCACGGAAGCCCCCCTATTACAAGACGCGTATGGAGAAGAGTTTGATAAATTATACGAAGAGTATGAGTCTAAGGGGTTGGGGACAACGATTAAAGCACGTGATTTGTGGTTACAGACTTGTACAACCCAGATCGAAACAGGAACTCCATATCTATTGTACAAGGACGCGTGCAACAAGAAGAGCAACCAAAAGAATTTGGGAACCATACGATCGTCGAATTTGTGTTGTGAAATTGTCGAGTATCACGATAAAGACGAGACGGCAGTTTGTACTCTGGCATCTATTGCATTGCCAAAGTTTGTAACACAACATGGGTTTAATTTTGATCGGTTGGTTGAAATGGCAAGCACCGTAACAAGGAACTTAAACAAGGTGATCGATAAGACCTCATACCCTATCAAAGAAGCAAACACGAGTAACTCCAAACATCGGCCGATTGGGATAGGCGTTCAGGGTTTAAGCGACGTATTTCAAATGTTGGGAATGCCATACGATTCTAAGGAAGCATTGGAATTGGACCAACAAGTTTTTGAAGCCATATACTACGGTGCCTTGAAAGCCAGCGTTGAATTGGCGAAAAAGGATGGTCCATATCAGACATTTATGGGTTCACCTGCCAGTAAGGGATTGTTTCAATTCGATCTATGGGGTTGTAAACCAACCTCTAGATTCGATTGGGACGAACTAAAAGCAGACATGATGCAATATGGCCTTCGCAACTCGTTGTTAACCGCACCGATGCCAACCGCGTCTAGTGCACAAATACTTGGAAACACCGAATCATTCGAGCCACGGACTTCCAATTTGTATGTTCGTCGGGTTTTAAGCGGGGAATTTGTCATTGTCAATAAGTATTTGCAACAGACTTGCATGAAATCTGGCGAATGGACTCCTCAGTTGATCCAAAAGATTATTGAGAACAAAGGGAGTGTCCAAAATACTACTCTGTCGGATAATATTAAATCGGTGTTTAAAACAACATGGGAATTGTCCCAAAAATCACTAATTGATCATGCGGCGGCGAGGGGCGTTTACATCGACCAGTCCCAGTCACTGAATTTGTATTTACCGTCGCCTACACATTCTCAACTAACTTCAATGCATTTTTATGCGTGGAAGAAGGGTCTTAAAACGGGTCAATACTATTTGCGGTCCCAACCAAAGGCATCCCCGATTCAATTTACCGTAGATTGCGAGTCTTGTAGTGCATAGTATAAATACTAATTATGTTATATTAAATGAAACCATCCGAAGCTGTATTTTTTCTAGTCGTATTCTTCTTTATCGTTATGCCCCCTGTAAATTTCACTTATTTTTTACTTCAGTTTGCTATGGGGTTGGCTACATTCATGTTCACTCGTACGTATGAAGATTTATACATACTAAAGTAATTTTTTGAATTATATTAATGGATAACTAACTTATAAATGTCAGGCTTCGCATCATTCGCATCAAAACGCAAAAAAGTTGATAATATTTCGTTAAGAACAATAAGCGATTTGAAAAGGCGAATTAAATTGGTTCGAAGCGGATGGTTTAAAACAGCCTTACGTAACGACACCAGTTATGCGCCAAGTCAACACGATAAAATTAAAATGAACATTAATTTGTACTTGGGTCAAATGATGCAATTTCTGGCGGGAGATATGACGGATCAGAACGCGTTGGTTCTAGATTCAGCTGATTTGGGATCTTCCGTTGTATTGAATGCATTCGGGTTTCAACCAGAGAATATTCATGTTCCCAACTGGTTTAACAAAAGCACTGAATATAACATTATGAAAGACCGTGTACGAGAACTGTCGTGTTTTCCCGTATCCGTAGACGACTACGTTCAGGCATTCACTGGATCGAAAACCCAAAAGCAATTTCAAACACAGCTCATGGGTAAATACGCCAAGACCAAATATACGAAGAAGGTGAATAAGAAGAATAAACCATACCGACCAAAAATAATAGAGCCTTTACCGTCTCGCCCAGACGGGTTTCAGTTTGTATACTTGGATTACTGTGGACGATTTCACTGGAAGAAGAGACGACGCAAGAAGACTAGATATAATAGTGACACCGTTAAAGATATGTTTGACGCCAAGTGTTTCTCCAAAACAGAACCATTTGTGTTTGCGCTTACCGGTTCGTTTATGATGATTTCCAAAGAAAAGTATAACAGTGAACTTGAAAAGTATAGAAAGATGATTAAAGAAGCCGCGGAGAAAAATGGGTATAAGATTCGAATCGACCAATACTTTGTATACAACAGAAGTACACAATCCGGTGAAGCAGACGATGTAATTGGATATCAAGACGAAGAGGATATACCAGAAGATGTACCGTCAAAAATTGCTAGAGGCAGTAAGATGTTTTTTATGTCATTTATTGGAAGTTACGATGACGAAGCTGTTTCGAATTGGGATTCCTTGTTTTCCCAGTGTAAAAACGGAGCATGTAAATTGGAAATAAAACACAAAGATTGTCTATATCAAGCTGGTCAAACGGATTTGGGTACTGTTTTTCTTTCCAAACCATTTTGCAACTACAAAATAACCGATTTTTATATAGTTTCGGAGGTAAAGAATCGAGAAAGTAAAGAGATACAAGCTTTAGTAAACAAATTCAAGGAACTTCCTTGGAAGAGGGATTTGGAGGATGATCAAGATCGGGCGGAAGCCTTAGTAGCAGCAAACAAGCGCAAAGGGAATCATTTTGCCAATGGTGTAATAAAACTGTTTCTTACTACCAACGGTGGCGGGGAAAACGAATTATTGGATATAACTAAAATGATCGAACACGTGAAAAAAGGCCGTAGTGGAGACTCATTGCCACAGAATGATTCAGGCAGGTTTATATTCCGATTGGACGATATACTGGATATCAAATACCCAGCAAAAGTGGTCCATTCCGTCTCAATAGAAGTTATATACGACAATTTGGTCGGTGTACACTTTGTAAATGATAAGGTATTGAAAGACCCCAATTTTAACAATATCAAACCCAAAATGAAGGTAAACGAATCGTGTTACATTTTCCACAAAGACGATTTGGCAAAATACGTAGTAGATAGTAAAACGGACCAGTCGTGTTTTACAGAAGGGCAAGAGGTCGAGGTAAATTATAACGACACGCCATACAGAGGCGTTATTCGTTTTATGTACGACGATGGGGATTATGAGGTTTTCTTTAAGGAAAGTAATACTTTGGCCAAGGTATCAAGAAAAAGCATGCTATGTGTTGAAAATGGCGTCCCAAGAAAAAAAGTAACTAGAAAGGGTCG